CTAAATTAATAGAAGGTCCCTTCTTGCCTTCGGGACTACTCTCTTTTTTTTTATATAAGCTCTATACTCTGGTGTAAAATCAAAACTTACCCATACTCTATCTAAACTTGGCATATATTCTGTATTACAAATGTGACATATCTTAAATTCATCTAATTTTTGATGAGGTGAGTCAATTGCAAAATCACTATCTCCATTTGGGCATTCCACTTCATAATAAACCCGTAGTTTTGCGGGCACTAGACTTAATAAGTACTCAGTTACTTGTTTAAGACTTAAGTTTTCTCCCTGATTCGCCGCTACAGAAATAATATAGTGGGGAGAGAAGTACCTTTTGTCTTCTCTAACCATATTTTCTAAAATCTCATCGATAATGAAAAGCACTGTCTACACCTCACTTCGCTAAGCCAAGTTTTCTTCAGTTTCACTAATTCCAGTATGTAGTGGAACTTTTATCTCGTTATCAACTTCATCTAATAAGTCATCATTGTTAACAACTCCATCAACTTCTAATAAGTCATCATCATTGTTAACACCCGCATCGATTTCAACTGGATATCTGATGGCCATTATCTCGCCTATTATATACGATATGACCTCTTCACCCACTTTAGACCTTATCCAAAGACCCTCATCGGTAACTTCATAAGAAATGGTATCAGAATATCCAAAACTATATTCAAAATCAAAACGCAATGTTTTTTTCTTCATTGGTTGATTGTTAAACTCTGTTCTATATTGTTCATCTGATTGCAAGTCTTCAATTTGTGTCCTTGCAGTTACCTCTTTTGTAGCATAGGGCCCCTCAGTCATTTTATGTTTTGCAGATCTTAATCGAGCATTAAGACGCACTGCTAATTTGTTCGCCTGTTCTTCTGTTAACTTGGTAGCTTTCTCCCAAGCTATATCTTCGGGTTTTTTACCCATTATTTCAGCAACTGAATCCCTAAACATCAAATTTCGATCTTGTGAGGCTCTTACCTCAACTGCAAATGGAGAGAAGTGAATTATAACATAATCGACCATTTGAGGGCTACGAGAAACAATCTGAAAATTTTCAAGAAACCTTCTTGCAGGTCCTAAGAAAGAAAAAGCCAAAACTAATTTATCATTCAGATCATGAGCACTAATAAGTTTCGGTGTCTTTTCTAAGTTAGGTCTGATTCCCCCATCAAATATAGCTGCAGAAAATCTTTCCCGGAGTTTATCTTTAAAGTAATCTTTTTGACTCCAAGCAGCCTCTACACCTCTCATTGCAATGTTTAAATTTACTGCAGTACTACCCGCGTATTTAAACTGATCAGCTAAATAGGAACCAAATGCAGGATTATCTTCGGCAATAGCTGCAGCCATATCTTCTGTAGAGTTTAATTTGGATTCGATATTTCTTTCTTTAATGACTTCCTTTAATGCACCCGAAGGCACCTCCATAACTAGTATGTCTCTAAGATTCAATTGCTAGACCCTCTTCCCAAAATTTTCTTTCTTTGAAAGTATTCTTTTTTGGGAATTTTGTCAATAAAATCTTGTAAAAATTTCAACTTATTCTTAGCTTTTATATATCGGAAGTGGCAAACGTATGACAAACAAAAACCCTCCTCGTCTCGAGAAGGGCTGTCATCATACAGCCTGTATTTCTTCCGGCCGGCTTCTAATTCTTTTTTAAGGGCTTGTACATGTTCAAGCAAAAACAATGTAACTGTCCCAACCCTTTAACAGGCTTGAGCTTTCCGTGAATTTATTTGTATTTATTTTACTTTTATGGAAATGATTAAAATGAAGTTGCAAATAATTAAGACGAAAGGAAGGAATAAAATGCTTTTAAACACAATTTCATTCTCTAATTCAACATCAACAAAGTACACTCAAGCTTCGCCATTTGGGGAGGGTTTTATCAAGATCTTCGGAAAAGGAGAATTGGCAGCTAAAGGGACGGATCAAAAGTTACTTATTCGTTTGAATGGAGATAATTCCAATTCATACCAGGGGTTCGTTCATATGGGAGGGCATCATGGTGCTGGTGAATGGGACGATACAGGATTTTATCTAGGTAGAAATGGATGGCATCTTGATTCTACCTTTATGTTCGAATTCACTTTAGCAATTGATTCTAATGCTCAAAAAATTACTGGTAGTGGATCATCTACTTTCGCTCTAGCTGATAACAGGATTCTCGGTTATGAAAGCCATAGTTTCTTTGTCTCAAATCCTCCTATAACAAGTGTTGAAGTTCTTTTTACAGGCGGAGTGGTTGCTGGAGAGTGTCAATATTACTTTTATTCGTGACAGATATGGTAAAAATAATGATGAGGAAAAGGCCGCTATAGACGGCCTTTTTAATTATTTAAGTAGTATTTCTAACTTCTCTTTCGTTTTCGGCCCGTAAATACCATCTGCAGTCAGGCCGTACATGGACTGGAATCGTTTGACCGCATTCGCTGTTTTCGGGCCATATGCGCCGTCTATTCCGAAATTCTTTGCGCTCTTATCCGGGTAGTAATGAAGAGCCGCCAGCGCCGTTTGAATCTGTTTTACGGCCTCTCCTCGGGTCAACGGGCTTGTGACTTTAAAAATACCCGCCGGCAGGTGGAAGGATGATTTCTTGCTGCTGGATGGTGAGCCGGCCGAATCCGTCAGCTTTATTACCTGTCCGACTTTGATTAGATTTGGATTCTTGATGCCGTTCAAGCTTTGTAGGATTTTCATGCTTACGCCTGTTTTCTCTGCGATTACAGAAAGGGCATCGCCTTTCTTGACGGTGTACGTCACCCCGCCTGTCTTGGTTTCTGTTTTTTGTGGTTTGGGTGCTTTTTTACCCCCGAGACGTTCTAATTCTGCAGCAATGGCCGCTTTCACTTGATCCCAGCGCCCCTCTGACAGAATACGATGCGGGCAGTATTTTCCGTTCCAGTCCTGATGCTTTCTGATTTTGTCAACGCCCCATCCGCGCTCTTGAAGTAACTGAGCGACAAACTTGATAGCCAGCGCCTCCGCTGCTTGATATCGCGCTCCGCCTGACTTGCTGTAGCAGATTTCCACACCGATAGACTTACGGTTCCCGGTTCCGTTTGTACCGTCGCCAGAATGCCAAGCGTTCCGGTCCAGCGGAATCCCCTGAATTACTTCTTTATCGTCTACGGCAAAATGATAGCTTGTCGATTCGCTGTTTCCCGTCATATAACTGATTTCATTCGCGGCTGATGCGTCGTTTGCTGTGTTATGGATGGTGATATACTCCGGCGTCATTGGATTCGGGCATTTCAGGCTGTATTCTTCGCTTGGGACTAATCTCTTTTTCACTGCAATTGTCATAAAAAATCTCTCCTATTCTGTTTTGAAATATAAAAAAGCAGCCGGGTTAACCAGCTGCCTGATCGTCTTTTTCTGTTTTCTGATCGTTGTCGCTTTCAATTACGTGAAGCCTGTCGGTGATAACGGCTGGTATCTTAACCCCGATCTGCGCCAAGTTTTCCGTGATGGACAGACCCTCATTTGCGATATAAAAAAGAACGGTTCCAAAGGTCAGAACACCGTTCAAATTTGTTATCGTATCAATAATGTTCGCGACGATGACCACCATAAAACTGAGCATCTTCCGCACATACCCAAACCACGCGCTGCGGCTCCGGAGCTGCTTCATTTTCCACGCTTTGATAATGCCGGTGATGACATCCAAGATGCTGAGGATTAGAAGCAAGTCAAGGTACTTCACCTCCCCGAAAAGATATGTTCTTGCGATCTGTAAGCTTTCAAAATTCATCCACACATGTATTCCCTCCATTTTGATCACCTCCTTCGAGGCAAAATAAAAACACCTATTCAGTTACAGGTGCTGGTTCACTATATTTTCTTTCGACGCTGCTGTCGCGTTTAATTGCTTTTCGAGTTCCTCGCGTTTATTATCTGCAAACGTGTATAGCGCTTTATATTCGGCCAGCTCATTATTCTTCAGATTCAATTCCTGCTGTAGGGAAGCAGCTTTATATGCTGCAATTTGTAACTGGTCCTGAAGTTGCTCTTTTGTCATTTCTTGCATTCCTTTCACTCCTTACTCTTGATCGGGATACGCATTACCGCGTTCGCTTTCTGTAATTTCATCATATTCCGCTTGTGTGATGCGGCCTTTCTCAACGGCTTTTCTCATTTCAATGGTCAAAACAGTTCCATTTTTCCAGCAATCCTCAAAAAACCCGAAAAGAGCACTTCGGTTCTCCAATGGGCTCCCCCCGTTTCCTTTTATTGATTCATTAAGAGATTGCAAACCCTCTGAAGGTCAAGGACTTGTTCCTGCAACTTTTCCTCTGTAGTCTTTTCCTTTTCTCTATCTTTTGCTTCAATATTTAATACCACGGGCTCAAGCTTCATCTTTGTCACCCTCCTTATTTTGAACGTAGATTGTTATAAGCCCCTCTCGGTTGCCTTGTGGATCAACGACAATTTGAACTGGAATCATAATAAGCTTTTTGCTCCCACTGTACCCTTGATAATAACCGTCAGGCTCTACATAGGTTTTTGTAAGCAAATAGCTTATTTCATCCGACTTTATATCATGAAGAACATATAATTGATACGCTACTTTTGTTGTATCGTCCGGCTGCAGATCGAACGAAACAGCCTCCATGGGATATGTCTTGTCTCCTTTTTTTATAGAGCCGGCAGTTATATCAATTCCCGTGCTGGTTTCTTCTATTTCAATGCCATCCGCATAATAAAGACTCATGTTAAAATCCCTTTTTTCAATCATAAAAATTACTCCCTTATTGTGATTCGTAAAAAATAACTATTTGAACCTTTATCGTTTTTCCCGCAACTCCGGCAGTAGTCCCGGTCCCTCTCACTCCAATATCAACAGAACTAGCGCTTATATTTTCTAATCCTACCGTAACCGCATTAGAATATGCGCCAATCGCTGTACCTACCGCCGCAAAAACGTTCTCAGGCGCATAATCAAAACTATCAACAAAAGGAATGCGATTGTAGCGTGCGTACGCAGTTGCCCCTCCGTCAGGCGGCAGTTTAATGTCCCAAGTAAAGCAGTAAACCATCAAACCGTATTGTAGGCCTCCATGCTCGTTTTCTAATTCTGTAGAAACATTGCCACCCATCAATTTGAATTCGCAATTTTTTGCATTCCCTGCTACAACTTTGGTTCCCAATGGCAGCGTTAAATCTGATGCATCAACAATCGTTTTTTGGCCTGATTTCAGTCGAATGACCCCGGGGACATCAATATCTAAATTATTCGGTTTAAAGCGATAAATAGTAGCTGATCCTTCAAAAAGGGCCTGATAACGGTTATATGTGAACGGCTCTCCTATATTTTTAGGATTGGTAGTAGCAGTAAGAAGAAAAGCGTCTTCTTCAACAGCTGCCTGTCTTTCCATTTTCATATTAAAATGGCTTATAACTTGTCCAACATCTCCTATTTCTGAATACATTGAAATAGTTGGAACCGTTTCATATGCGGTTTGCTTGCCTGCGCCACGGAGCTCTATTTTGCCATCACCAATTGAAACTGTTCTGTAGATTTCATTATAGGAATCACCAGGATCAAAAAACTTTCCTTGTTCCTGCGTTATTTTCCCAGAACTAACAATCAATTTGTTGTAAACATAATGAGAGTCTCTGGTGTACTGGTAAATCTTATCGCCTTCGATATAGTATTCGGCATCTTCTGATTGTGTCAGCGCCTCGAAACGGGCCCCTTTTATGGTCACCCCCTCAATCGTGATACCTTTTAACGTCCCTACATTTATTTTGTCCGCTGAAAGGTCTTTGATCTTGGCGTTTGTTATTGAACCGTCAATGATGTGTACCGAATCAATTATTGCTTCTTTTAGATGCGCCTTTGCGATAGCCGCATTTTGAATAGCCGCTGTCCCGATAGCCGCTTCAGCTACTTTCGCACTTGTTATGGCTGCATTTTTTATATGAGCTGTTTCTATTACCGCCTTTTGGAGGTGGTCGCCATCAATAACACCATCAACCAGCTGAGTATCAAACGGGCTATAACCATAATCAGAAATGACATCGCCTTTGCGCACCTGTACCTTACGAATAACAAAGCTACAGGGCTCAGTGTTTCCGTTTCGATTATATCCGCCGATTCCAATTGTGTAATCAGAGCCGGTTTCCGGAGCAGTAAATTTGATATTAACCCTTATAAATTGATCAGACGGAAAAGCAGAAATATCTTTCTGTTCATTGCTGCTAATTTGTATGAAAGTACTTCCTTTTTTCAAATGAATATAATTTATGTCTGTGGTATTATTCCTCTTTATTTCAAAAGACAGTGTATATTGTTGATCTTTGACCAATGCCATTCTTTGAACATTAACAGGCGAGGACCTGTTACCACATATTCCGAAAGCTATTCTAGTTGTTCCATTGATGACTTGAGAAACAGTCATTTCGTTAAATTCTTTTTCCTCAACACTGTGGCTTGTGTCCGGGTAATCATAGAACCATTTAGATTTTAAAAGAGAGCCAGGTAAGATATTAGCATCATCAAAGTTTCTTGAAAGTTTATCAGCGTCAACGGCCAGCTGGGCCAGTTTTTCTTTTGTGATCGCACCAAAAACAATATCATCAGTCAGAATGCGCTGGGTGGTCGCGGAAAACTGATCCGTGAATTCGCTCGCTGTGCCTCGTGTGTTAATTGAGCGCAAGCGATAATACCAAACTTCATTTACTCCCGTAAAATGCTCGTATCCGCCTGTTTTGCCTCTAAAAATACGATTCTCTTTTAATGGGGTGAATCCATTTACTTGTGAAGCATACACCTCATAGGCTGCAATATAACTGGACGGATCATAGTCCCATCTCAGGGCCACATTCTGAAACATGGGTTTGATCACTACATTCGACGGAACGGGCGGTGCTTTGTCGGGAAAGCTGCCATCCGTAACCTCTCCGGCATCCAGTTTGCTTTCCCAAGTGCCACGGTTCTTTTCGATCACACTTTCAATCTGCTCAAGCCTACCGTCTTTTTGTAATGCCGATAAAAATTGGCCGATCTCAACGACGCAAGTATTTTCAGGGTCGGTAATATCGTATTCCATTGAAATAACGCGTTGCGATGTCTCGATTGGAATAGCAAAGTTTCGATCAATTGCGATCGTTGTATCTCCCAATTCCACATGTTCGTGTTCGTGTCCCGGCACGCTCTCGAGCAGTTGCACGGACAGTTCGTAATTAATTTCTGTCTTACATGCAGTCGTTATCAAATGATTATATGTGGCCTTTAAGAGCTCTTCCGGATCCGTTATGTCTTCATTATTGAACTGGCCTTCCCGATGGATCAACTTTCCATCTTTAAGGCGTCCCAATCTTTCTAATAAATCCGGATCGCCAACCCATTCCTGGCCTAAAGGCTTATCGACCGGGTCGCCTTTTGATTTTTTCCATTCTACTTCAGTGAAATCAATAAAACGGGAATAGCCGCCCGTTTCCTCTCCTTCCTCATCCGTAGATGCTATGGATGCCCCGTAACCCCAAAGGGCTGTCACCGGGTAACTGATAACGGTCCGCCGGATATTCGTTGTATCCTTATCACTCTCAAAGCGCTTCCCGCTGTCTTTACCGCGACGGGGAAGTATTTTTATGATTCGTTTGACGACCTTATTTCCATCAAATTCTATAGTGTCCTGAAGCTCTCCGCCCCATATATTGATCACGTCAGCGATACAATCCAACGCTGTTTTTTTATAGAAGGTAGTCGAATTCACTCCAAGCTCCGCCGTTACTTCCGCCACCCATCTTGACCGAGAAAGGACGTTGTCCAGTACAAACTGAGCAGTTTTGTTAGTTGGGCGGAAATCTTTTACAAATGTTTCGGCAAGCTCCATCATGGCAGCCTCACAGGTAACCTGGGTGTTAACCTCTCCTTCTTCGTCTGCATCATCCAATTCCTTGATGACAAACAGACGCAGTACACCGTCCTTATCTCTGAACACCACTTGATTCTCTTCGAATAAGAAGCGTGCGTCAGGATGGGAGGCGTCCGCTACAAAAGAAAAAGAAGAGCCCTTGTTCAGCTCTTCCTTGTATTTCGCATCCCAGAACGTACAGGTTTCTCGTCCGTGGCTGGACAGCACTGTCAATAATTTATCATCTGGTGAAAGTATATAAATGTCAGCCATGACCGGACCTCCTTACAAATATGCCTCATTAAATTTGATGCTGCTATTATGACTGAACTTGATTTTAACTGGCGTTCTGGGCGGCAGCAGAAACCAATCTGATTGAATTTGAAGTGCTGTCATGATTAAATTACCGCTGCAAGTGACCTTTCTTTTTGCTGAATCAATTACAAGTGTGTCACCAGCGATGAAATCGTACAGCAGCTTGATCGTTTTCGATACCGACCCATCAGCATTAAGAAGAGCCACCTCATATGAAGTGGCTTTCTCTTCAAAAACGCATTCGATTGTTGGGTCTACGGCTGCATAGCCCGGATTAGTAATAGTATGAACACCTGAAACAAATTCAAAATCCTTCGCTAAGCCGTATTTTTTTGGATCCGGACAGATAAAAGTCAATGTTGCAGTCTGAAAGCCTCCCTGTTCTTCGCCTTCTGAAATGCTTTCAAAGACAGCGTTATAGAATCTGTCAGGCTCATCATGAAAAATTAACGGTTTAGGCTCTTCAGTGTGCAGAAAAAAAGTCAATTCCTCCTGCTTTTTCTTCAACTCTTCTTCACTGCTGAAGGCAAAAAGAACCTCAACGGTTATGACTCTTACAGGAATTCTTGTGTTCCGCAGGAAACCGCCGGGGCGATTCCCGATAGTGGCTGTATTCACTTCTCTTCCGGTCACTCCCCGGCCGCCCGTGGACTTCACATAAAAGAAGGGTGATATATCAATGCCGTCAAACGTGATTTTCCATTGATTAGGCAGCAGTTCCTGATAATTGATCAATTAAATCTCGTCCTCCTTGCGTTCGACCTTTTCTGAGCGTCTGTGACCGGTTTTTCTACGCCCTGACCGACCTTCTTGCTGTCCATCTCAACAACAATCATCCTGTCAGGCAATTCAAGATTCCGGATGTCCGCGCTCAATTCTTTTCTAACCGTGCCGAGTTCGCTGCTGGAAATGGATGTGTCATATGAAAAACTCAGATCCTCCTGCTGAATAGTCATGGCATCACTGACGGCGCCCATAGCTTTCTGAACAGTGCCGATACCATTCTGAATCCCCAGAGCGATACCGGCAGGAACCATGATCCCGACCTGATCCCGCATCAATCTGGATGGGGAATGGATTTTCAATTTCTTCTTAATGGTTTTTTCAATTGTCGAGGCGATGGAATTTGCTTCTTTCGCCAACTCGCCCTTCATATTCTTCATTCCAGAAATAATGCCGGCCATTGTATTTGACCCGATGGCTTTTCCGCTTTTTTTGAGAGAACCAAGCTGTTTTACATCCACTGTAAGCTCCCCAATTTTGCGGAGATAGTCATTTTTCAGAAGTGCCAGTTCTTTATTTGCGGCCGATCGTAATTCATTTATTTTCTTAGTCGTCGCGTTCTTCAACCCGGTTAATTCTTGGGTAGCCTGGTCACTGGCCAGCTTGTGCTTTTCTTTCCACAGACTGACATACTCATTTAGCTCCGAATCTGTCATGCGGGCTATTGCATTAATTTGATCAGCTGACCCGACACCCATTTCTTTCAATTCGTCTGTGAATGCCTTCGGTGCCCGGCTTGCTATTTTTGTGATGTCAGTGTTGAACGTTTTGATCTTGTCCAGCTGCTTTTTAAGATTTGAAGTCAGCTTGGAGCCGTTCACATTTTGACTTGAGACATCGTCAAATAGACCGATGGCGTTATAAATCGCGTCAGTTCGGTCTTGCAGCTCCTTTTTATAGGCATCGTTGGCCGCCTTAATATCGGCAGTCAGTTTATCATTCACTTTTTTGAATTTTGAGAGATAAGTATTGTTTGCAGAAAGAATGCCCTTGTTAAGTTTGTCAGCCGCTTTCTTTTCGGCTTCCTTCTGCTTTCTGGCCTTATCAGTCATAGCTTTTTGAGTCTGATAGATTTCCCGTTGAACCTTTATTTGCTGGTCAGAATTCAGCTTGTTCTTCTTCTTGATTTTCTCAAGCGTTTTGATATAGGTATTCCCGCTGATTTTTCCTGTATCGTATTTCGCCTCAGCTTTCTTAATCTGATCTGATACTTTCTTGGTATACGCCAGCTTCGCCTTCGCTTCCTTGCGCTGTTGCTCTTTCAGTAGCTTCTTCTGTTTATCAGAGGCGCTTTTGGATGCCTGATATATCTCGCGCTGTATTTTTCGGTTTTGCTCGCTGGTAAGCTTGTTTTGCTTCTGAATCTTCTGCAATGTTTTGATATACGTATCGGCACCCATTTTCTTGGTGTCATACTTCACTTCAGCGTTCTTAATTTTATTGGATACCTTTACCTCAGCTGCCTTCTGAGCCACTTTCGCTGCTTTTGCCGCGGCCGCTTTTACTTTGCCCTGCGATTTATCAATACCAGCTGCCATACCGGTGCCGACGTGATAGCCGACCTGGTCACGCATTACCCTTGACGGAGAATGGATTCCCAGAAGCTTTTTCATGCCGTTAGGAATAGCATTTGCCATTGATTTTACTTTGCTTGCTAATGCTCCCGCCATGCCGCTGATACCATTTATTAAGCCTTGGATGATGTTGCGGCCAATGGTTTTGAGGTTGATTCCTTTGAAAAATTTCATCACGCCGTTCCAAATGCTGACGATACGTTCTTTTGTTGCTTGGATACGGTTTACAATTTGCGCTTTCATGTAGCTGAATGCTGTAGAAGCCGCGCTTTTAATGCCGTTCCAAATGGACATCACTTTGCTTTTCACTGTATTCCACAGGCTTATTACTCTGTCTCTCGTCGCTACAATTCTATTGACGATTTGCGCCCGCATGTAGTTGAAGGCTGTTACAGCTGCACTTTTTAAAGCATTCCAGACAGATGTCACTTTGCTTTTTATCGCGTTCCACAAACTGACCATTTTGTCTCTGGTTGCAATAATCCGATTCACAATTTGTGCGCGCATATAGGTAAAAGCAGTCACTGCAGCACTTTTCAGGGCATTCCATATGGACGATACTTTACTCTTAATTGCATTCCAGATGCTGATCATTTTATCTCTCGTCGCAATGATCCTGTTAACGATCTGCGCCCGCATATACGTAAAGGCTGTGACGGCTGCCGATTTAAGACCCGACCAAATTGAGGTAATAGTATTCTTAATGCCATTCCATACTGAAGTCGCAGTCTTCTTAATACCATTCCAGACATTAGAGAAGAACGACTTTAGTCCGTTCCATGTTGATGTTGCTATCGTCTTTAGACCTGTCCAGACAGTAGACAACCAACTAGAAATAGCACCCCATACCGCAATTGTAGTCGATTTCACCGTGTCCCAGTTCGCGATGATCAAGGCAACCAGACCGATGACAGCCGCCGTAATCCATCCGATAGGCCCCATTGCGATGACCCATGATGCCGCCATGCGTGCCGCCTGTGCTGCCGCTTGTGCCGCAAGTACGACGAGTTGCCGGCCGAATAAAACCATTTGCTTACCGCCTGCAACCAACAAAGATATAAAATTGCTGATCTGCGCCGCCGTCCAAGCCGCTGCCATGCGGGTTGCCTGTGCTATGGATTGCGCTGCGAGCACGGTCATTTTGGCAATGAAAAGACCCATCTGCTTAATCCCGTTTGTCAGCATTGTGATAAAAGAGGTGATCTTCATTGCTGTCCATGCGGTTGCTGTACGGGCAGCACTTGCGATTGATTGAGCAGCCATTACAGTCATATTCTTGATCCATAAGCCCATTTGTACGATGCCGCGCTTCAGAGCAGAAATCAACGACGATATTTTCATAGCCGTCCAAGCAGCAGCTGTCCTAGCCGCTTCAGCTGTTGTTTTCGCCGCTAAAACTGTGTACTCTGCTATGAATTTACCAACCCAAACTATGCCGGATTTCAATTGCGATATCATTTTAGCGAGTGTGAATCCTTCTGTTCCTGTGACGAATTTTTTTACCCATTTAGCTGCAGTTAAAAAATCCTTTAAGCCGTTTGTAACAGCGCTGACGGCTACTATCGCCGGAACAATAGCTCTTAACGCACCGATTAATGAAATGCCCGCCGCAATGAACTTCCCGATTGCCGGGTTTGCTTCCATCGCTGCATTAGTAAATTTCAAAAACCCGTTTACATTCTCCAAAATCGTTTTACCGAGTGGAGCCATGCCAACAAGCAAGTTGATGATAGTTTTTGCGATCTGCCCCAATGTGCTCCATACTGTAGGACCGTTGGTTTTGATATAGTCAATGAACGATTGAAATTCTTTTGTTTTCGTAACGCTCCCAGCCCACTCATTGAACCGCTTGGTCAGATCTACGAGTGATGTCATCATGTCTTGTGACATAGGAGCGAATCCAGTAAACAGCTTTGTCAGGCCGCCCGAAAAGTTTCTGATAATCTGCAGCAGTTTTGGTCCGTTGGTTTTTGTATACTCCACGAAAGCCTGAAATTTTTTCGAGGAACCCAAGTTCGCTGACCATTTCACCCATGATTGGGTCATTCCTTCGATGGATTTTGTCATGCTCTTTCCGGTCGGTCCGAATGCTACAATCAGATTGAAAACTGTCCGTAAGACATTCCCGGCAGATCGGCCGAATGAAGAAAACGCCTTCGGAGCTTCTTTGTTCAGATAGGAAATGAATCTCTGCATGTCCGGAGCCTTGAAAGCCTTGTCCATGCTTTTTGCCAGTCCCACGCCCTCTTTCGCCAGCCCGTCAAACATTGGAATCAGTGAGTTAAGCGCGAGTTTAAACGTATTTAGAGACATACCGAATGTTTTTAAGATCGGCTTTTGAACCATCGTACCGATGTCCCGCCAATTGTCTTTAAAGTCTTCGAGGTTCTTTAATGCCTCTCTCTCTTCTTTTCCAAGAGATTTTTGCAGATTATTGATCTGTTTCATGATTTTAGCGCGCTCTTTTGCGCTTGTTGCATTGTCCAGCTTCTCCTCCAGCTTTGAAAGGTCTTCGGATGCTTTAAATACACCGCTTATTGAAGTAACAGCAAGGGCGCCGAATGCCGCCGCGCCTGTTCCCGCTGTTGCAAATGCACTGGTTAACCCCATAACCCCACCGGCTGCCACCCCGAGCATAGGGCCCAATGACCCGATTACTCCGGTTATGCTGGCAAGAACCGGAGTAATTGCAGGCAATGCGGATGTGAAGGCGCCGGCAAGCGAATGACCTATGACAGTTGAAACAGAGTTAGTGATTTTGGCGAGCCTGTTCATTGATGTTTCAAACCGATCAATTCGGGCTTCGATGTGTATCCAAACACGTTTTGGCAAGGAATGTGTCTCTGTTCTGGCTACTGCTACCGCTCTCGTTAAATTCGAAGTATCACCGTTTATGTTGGTTGTGACTCTATTTCGCAACGAAGCTAAAGCTGCCCGTGCTTCTGACACAGCTCTAGTGAGAGGATCTGAATCAGCATCTAAATCAACCCGTGTGCGTTCATGGCGATGTACAAAATTATCAATTTGCTGTTCGGCCTGCCGCACTCTGGCCTGAAAGCTTGCGATCTCTGCGTCGATTTCCACCGTCTGATGATCATTCATCCGGCGCATCATATCATTCACACGATCCATGCTGCGAGTAAATCTTCGTGTCTGCGCTTCAACTATCGCTGTCAGTCTTTCGATCATTCCCTCACCCCATTCCTTGTCCGGATTTTGCAAAGTGGTTGCGGATTGCATCATTAAACCGCTGAACCCCTTTGGCTCGTTTGCCGAGCTCGTTTACATCTGACTTGCGCCATTTGTCGTTATCGCCAGTGATATTGCGCTCCAATTGGCGTCTGGCCTTCTTCGCATCAAACATTTTCGTTTCTTTGGGGCGCTTCTCATTCATGGCGTAACGGTGAAACATGGCGTTTCTTGCCATAAGCTCCAATTCATCTATTTCTCGCAACTTGGCCCCTTTGAGCAGAAGCTTGTACTCGTTAGGAGTCCATGACATGATTAAATCCACATCATAAACCCCGAGCCAATGTGCGGAGTTCGTAATTATTTGGTCGTAGTCGATCCCGTTCTCTCTTTGTATGCCTCTTTCATCATCTTCAAGACTTCCTTGCCGTTCTCTTCGTCCTCCAACCGTTTCGCTTCCATTTCCGGTGTTTCGTTCGGAGCCGGTTTCTTCCCTTTGTTCATCTTCTCCATCATCTTCCAGCGCTGACGGATCACACCTTTGAAAAAACCCGCTGAGTCCAGTGTCGTGAATGCTTCATTGATCATCTTGTCAATTGCCTCGCCTGTCTCGTCTTCATCAATGATTTTCATGATTGCTTCTTCAATAGCCTCAGTTGAAGGCTTTTCTTTCTTCAAGTAAGCAAGTGCGCAATCCCAAAAAGCAGAAAGATAGGAAGCCTCTTCATTCAGCAGACTCATGTAAATATTCATTGTGCCGCCTTTGCCCTTTTCGTCCTCAGTGGAGTATTTTTCGTTTGCCAATCTGTCAAAAGCAAAGTCGCAACGTGATTTGTATTCTTTATCTCCGATAGTTAAGTAAGCCATTTATAAAACCTCCGATTATTTTTGTATGTTAAAAAAGAGCCCGGGAAGCCCGGACCCTATGATTCCTTTTCTGTTCGTATCGTAAAATTGGCCGATCGTTCCGATTCCCCGGCCGAGTTCACTGCCGACACGTTAAAAATGTAGGCGGTATCCGGCTTCAGGTTAAGATTCGACGTGTACGAATTCGTTGAGACAGTCGCTATTTTTGCGTAAAATCTGTAAATGTTGTAAGATGTCGCCCCTTTCACCGCATCCCATGAAAAACTCACCTGATTTGAAGTGGCGCTTTTCGCAGTTATATTGCGGGGTACGTTAGGGCGTAACCGCTTGTGTTTGCGTAACAATCTCAGACATTGAGGACTCGCCCGCATCGTTCACAGCAGAGACGTTGACCGTCAGTTTCGTGTCGGCCGCAATTCCTGTCAAGGTGTGGGATGTGCCTGTGACAGTTGCGTCCAGCTGCTTGCTCGCTCCCCTGTATACCTTATATGAAGTTGCCCCATCTACCGCATCCCATTTCACGGTCACACTGTCAGTCGTAGCCGTGAACGATAGATTTTGGGGCGCATTAGGGCGTAGTCGTGCTGCCGAATTCCTCAAATTTAGTCGCGCCGGCGGAGGATTCAATCGCCGCTAATACTTCGTCCGATAGTGGAGGCAATTCGCCTTTGTATGTTTTCCCGAGTACAGGAAGAGTAACGGATGTCTCAACAAAACCATCTTGTGGCTGGCTCGCTTCCAAACTTTCAATAATTGCATGACCATAAACTGCGTTGTGCTTTCCATTTTTATTTTTGTTTTTATTGACTTTCCAGACCTTGATTGCCTTTTCATTATCAAAAGCATTTTCGATCGCTTCCTGCCCTGGATCGGTCACAGCAGCATAAAAAGTCAGCTCAAAGCTTTCATTTTTTGTACCGTAACCGACAATACGGCCTGATTTTGTGGACTCGTCCAGCGTGTCCTGTTCTTTCGTGTGTGACCCTTCTGTTTGAAAGGCGATGAACAGCCCATCTGTCCCTTGTGCATCCATCGGCTGCACAAAATAAATCTCATCTTTACCGTTCAATAAATCCGGCATTTTCTTCATCCTTTCAGTTGTTTATTGTGAAGCGCATTCTGAGAATGCCGTGACGCGTGTAACCGTCAATATCGGTGATCACCTGCATGCTGCGCATCTCAGAACGGCATAAAGAAAAGCCCTCTATTGTTAGGGGCCTGCTTGTTAACGCTTGAAGCATGAGGCTCAGAATCTCCATTGCTTCTTTTTTTCCGTTGTAACCTGACCAGCAGTGTAAAACCACATTGATTTCTTCACCGCTGGATGTCTTGGTTTTAAATGGGGATACATCATCATCGCCCATTGTCACATAAGGCTTTTGCTGATCTTTCGGGACTGCATCAAAGACGCCCGTGACGCGCCCGTTCAGCTCTTCGTCTGTTGATAACCTCTTAAATAGAGCAGCCTGCAACGGCCACAGGGCAGATCGCATGATGACAGCTCCTTTCTATCACATTTGACTGGCAAAATACCGCATGCCTTCGTCCACCGCTGGATTCCAGAACGGCTGTGCCCGCATTCCCCGCGTGACCACCCATCTATTAAGCTTGGTGTCATAATAAACCCATGGCGTTTGCCGGCCGCCGCCTTCCTCTGCGTAAATCCCTGTCCCGTATTCCACATATACGGCATAATCGGCACCAACAGAAATAACGGCCCGTAAGCCGCCCTCTTGGTAGTCGATTTCAATTGAATTTTTCAGGTTCCCCCCGTCTATCGCGGCGGTTGGAGCATTCAAAACAGCATGGCTGTAAATCAGCTCGGCCGTGTCTGTGACCAGTTGCTTAATATCGTCTATGACCCGGTTTCTGAACTCGCTCGTGGCTCTTTGCATCTGCCTGACCCATCTGCCGCTCACCTCAGCCATTGCCCTTCAGCACCCCCGTTAACTGACATTTCAAATTCATAATCTCATGCATGCCGCCCTGGTCGATCGGTTCTGATTTGAGAGTCAGCACCTTGTTTTCGTAGATGATCCGCATTGTCTTCTCAATATCAGTGCGATACGGGAAATACACATTGCAATCAACCGGGTTCTGAAGCTGTTGAGCCTGATAATATTCCCGGGACGTAATCCCACCGACAAAGGCCTCTGTTGTGAGATAATCAGTGAATTTTTCAACATAGCCCCCGCCACCGTCCGGCACCTTTTCCATCCGCTGAAACGTGATTTCGTGGGGAAATTCCTCATAAATCATTTAACTCTCAGCCTTCGATATGGCGTAAGGTGTTTAGTGATGTACCGAGGAAATTCTGTATTGTACGAATACGACACATCCCCCATGCTTCTTCCCGAGAGTCCAGAAGGATTCATGTTATATTCTGCAGCCTTCGCAACAAAAAGCTTCACGCCAGCTGGCAAAGCCTCCGGGTCGAAAGTGTTGCTACAAAAATCACTGGCAGACTCAATCAAAATAGGGACTATTTCAGATAAATATTCGTCATGCCTATCTGTCTTAATCTCTGTCATTCGCTTTACTTGTGCGATGTCCACTGAATCACCTACTCTTCACCTAAGACAATCTTGATCAGTTCGTCTTTAGGCGCTTTAGGGTCAAAATCATATTCATTCTCTTTCAAGAAAGCAATAATCTCATCTTTGTTTACCTTCTGCAGTTGAGCCTCAGTCATATCAAGAAGATCGGCAGCTGGCTTCTTGGCCTCTTCCACTCTCTTAAAACCAATGTGAGAATAAACCACCTCAAAAGCCTTTTCAGTGCATTCAATGGTTTTGGAACCGTTAGATGCTTTCATATCATGCGCCGCCTCCTTCCAGTGCTTTTATCCGATTCTCTAAATCAGATAGTTTTGCTGTCACATCGTCACCGAGTTTTGCTAAAGTAACTGCCTTATCTCCCACATTTTTTGTTTGAACGCTCCCGGTGCCAATATTACGGTTTTGGACGGACCCATCACCGATATTGATGTTTTTCACTTCTCCGTCGCCGATCATTTCCGAAGTGATAGTATTAGGAGCAGGAGCAGGCGCAGAACCCGATAACCCGGTAACCTTCGCGCCTTCTTTTATTTCAAGCTCGCCGCCGATCACCAATTTGTCGCCGTTATTAGTGTTATAGTTTTTAGATGTGTACCCCATAAGCTTACGCCTCCGTTGCTGGTGTAATAGCAGCAAAAGCATCATCGGTCAGTGTCATGAATCCGACTTGCTGAGTTACACGGAGAGCAACCATATCTCTCTCATACAAGTTGATCGGGTTTCCGTCTGCATCGACAATCGTTGTCAATGTTGCATCCTCTGAGATTTTGTATTCCATGCCTTGAGGGATTCCGTAACGTGTGTAATTCCAGTCAGCCGCAAGTAATGCCGCTTTTTCGTAATCCCATGACTTAGAATCCACATATCCGATCGGAAGGCCAAGGGCTTGTTGTGTGGCGCCGCCTGTCGCATCGTTGAAGATCGGAAGGCCGTTACCGTCCTTAGTGCCGCGGAGCTTTTGACGGAATCGGCGTGTTGTTGTAAAGCCGTTTACATCTTTGTCAGCGTCTTCAACAAGAGCCATGACCCCGTTTAACTCATCATATAGATTGCCAAGTGAGTTTAACGCAATTGTGTTACCAGATTCCTTGATTTTTTCAAATACAGATACGCCTTTTCCAAACGGTGAATCTACACCGAATAACGCAGCCTGATCAAATTTGATCGCAAAGGCTTCAGCGATAGCAGGGCGCATTTGTGTGAAGAAATCTGTTACAGAGTAGCGCAAGAATTCTTTAGAAACAGGGATGATGACACCCAATTTCTTTGAAATCATTTTTGCTGTTAACCATTGAGCCTTAGAAGTTTGGATTCTCTCGCCTTCTCCAACCCAGTAAGCTCCCGGTCCAGAAGCCAAGTACGTGAATTCCTTCTCCGGCTTACTCATTTCTTCATATTTTGCTAGTTTTGTGACAGCAGATTGGGTCATAAACTCTTTTAAAACCAGCGTTCCTTGTTCGGTTGGAACCTTCCCATTTACTGAGTCTTGCATTAATGCATTGTTTGGATTAAATGTTGGCATTAAAGATAGCCCTCCTTATTTTCTAATACTTGCTTCGGCTGCAAGCGAGCTGATGTCTAAATCTTGATTTGTCGGTTCATTGCTGCCGGACTGGACATCACGGCCATTCTCTTGAAACTTGGATTCAATAGCCTTTTGAAGTGCAGCATTGTACTTCTCTTCGAATGCTCCGAGGTTCTTCATCGTTGATTCTTCATCCTCACCGATAAAGAATTCCACTACATCTGCCGGCAGTTGCTTTTCAGAAGCGTAAGAAACAGCTTTGTTTAAAAGCTTTTCACGTTGTGCCGCTGTCTTTTGATCTTCCAGCTCCTTTTCCAGCTTCCTGATACGCTTTTGTTCCTCTGTTTCCTCCGGATAAAGCTCTTTTACCTTTGCATCAACCAGAGCATCGAGGTTGTTCGCCTTCCATGTATCAAGGCCTTTCGTAAAATGGGAATCCAATCGAGGCTGAATAAGTCGTTTGCCTTCGTCTGTTTCAAGGAACCCTTCCACCTTATCTGCTGATACGGCCGAAAGTTCTCCTACAAATGCTTTTACTTCTTCGTTCTCTTTATTTTCTTCGAGAAATTTTTTCACTTCGTCTAATGTTGGCATTACAGTTCTTCCTCCTTCGCCCTCTACAGTGCGCGCCTGTTATGAGTGCATGAAAAATAAGCCTTTTAACGTCATGCTCAGGACAAAATAAAAAGCCGCTGTTTAACGGCTTCCCTTTTCCTCAATGGATTTGTACCACTCTTCATAGGTTTGGTATGGGATTGTTTGGCCTGCCCCGCTGCCGCCTTCCCTCGCCCTTCTCGTATCCGGCAGGACGCCGTTTACTTTGAAAGCAATTGTACAACGACAGTTAATATCATCTTTGGCATTATTCATGTGCCCCGGAGCCGGCCCGACTCCGCCGTAAATTGATTTGAACAGCCCATTGCGTTCTATTGTCTTCCCGTCCAGTTTCCTGTGCCCGGCTCGTGTTTTAAGATCAAGAGTAGCATTCCACATCTTTTTAAGGTTGCTCCGTTTTGAGGCCTTCTCAGCGCTTTCCATCCTCGCCGAGACTTGTACCCTATGAGCTTCTGTTCTCGCCACGTCACGGGCTTTCCTGCGGGCAAATTCGGTCGCTCTTTCAATGCGGCGGGCGATCTTGGAATAATCCTCCCCCGCTTGTAGGCCCTGCGCGACGGAAATTTGAATCTGCCGGACATAATCGTCTCGATGCCGCCTGTAAATAGCTGACAAAGTCAATTCAGCTATAGGGTTTAGAATGGCCTGCCGAATGACTTCGGCTGTCGGGATGCTAAAACCCAAGTTAACCACGGATTCCATTTCAAATAGATAAGCAGAACGCATATAATTCTCTAAAAACTGCTTGGCTGCTAATGCCTCAACAATAGTCAGAATGGTTTTGAAAGCCTTGTGAGATTCCTCGGCCATCCTCTCCATTTCCTTGTTCAGACGATTGTATTTGTTGGCATCGGCTAAAGTAAGCTGGCCGTCCTTACTGTATTTCGCATACAGCCGGGCAATTTGTGCATTGATCTCCTTTAAGCGAGACGCAAAAACGACATCAATCTTCTGAGCATCCTCAGTGATCATGTCGTCCAGGTACTTATCAATATCATTCTGGTTCATCTTCATCACCGCCCGCGTCTGTTTCCACATCCGTTAACGGCGGCATGTTGAGCCTGTATTCCTCTTCTTCCTCTTCCATCTTCTTCAGCTCATACTGGACATCATCAACAAACGACAGCAGAGACAGGCGGGTTTCTTCGCTTACCATTCCTTTAAGCTGAGCTGTGGTTTGTGCCTCTTCAAGTACGTTGGCTGGAAGATTGCGCTTGAATCCGAACCAGACTTTCAAGTAATCTTCTGCTTTGGCTTTATTTTTCGTTGCCCAAGCTGAAAAGATCAACTTGTACTGATAACGGAGGGCAGCAGTCATTTTCCGTTCCATCGTAATGCACTTATTCTCAAGCGCCATCAATTTAAATTTCATTGCAACGCCTGTGACATTCCCGCCAAATGATTCATCAGAGAAATTGACCGACTTTGCGAAACGGAGAATGTTATCTTCCAAACGGTTCAAGTGATTTTCAATAATCGCGTCGTTTATATCCTTTGTCAGATAGCTGACATCGTCTTTTTCATCGTAAAGTTCAAGAACCCCAGTCTTTTTAAGCTGTTGGAGTGTATCCTCATCGGCTCCCAGTCCCTTTAGGATCAAGTACGCCAGTCTGTATTGTTCAATTTCGTTTGAGGCGTCTGACAGTGTCCGGTCATAGGCATCAATAAGAGACAATACCTTCTCGGCATCGCCCTTGAGCTCTTTATTGTTTGCCAACCCAAATAAAGGGCAACCATCAAACATATGAGGCGTTTTGTCGTCTAAGGTAAAAGCTGAACTATCCTTCGTACTGAAATAATAAATCGTTTTGCTATCATAAAATTCTGCTTTTTTCTGCCCGTTATATGTCTCGTAATAACGCAAAGCATATTCCGGTTCATGAATATTCCCATCGCTGAGGAAAACCGCTTCCCATGGTTCAATGTTTTTGACTCTTTCATTACCGTTCCGGTCGATATATGCAAGCCGCGCTCCGTAGCCGCAAATTGTCGCCATCTTTCCCCATTCACTATCTTCGTCAGCAATATTATTCAGAGTGTTGAAGTCATCAATCATCTGCTTTCCGGATGAAGTAGTGCCAGTCTCTCGCTTATCATCAAACTCATAAGTAATCGGATGCCCGAAGAGATAGCCCGCCTTTGTATCAACAATGTCTGAGTCAAATGAGTTATTAAGCTTGTTATTGACCTTATGATCTATCCGCTTAACATGACCGGTCTCGAAATCCTCATATTCAATGGCTTCTCTGGTTAGGATTGGTACGCCCTGAACCTCTGCCTTATACCGGTCATATAAGTTTTTCATTCTATCATGATCGCTTTTATGCGCTTCGATGATGTCTGCAATCAATTCAGGTGTAATGCCTGAAGCTCTGATCTTATCTATCAGATGATTCACAATGATCACCCCTTCCCTTTTCGTCTCATTGGTTTGTTGTTTGTGTAAAGGGCATAACGTATGGAGTCCAGAACGTCATCCCATTCCTTAACAGGTTCGCCTGTCTTCTGATTCCAGACATACATAAAGATTTCTTTTTTAAAACGGTCCACTTTGTCTTCAACGACCAAAAGCTGTTCTTGTTTGAACAGCCGCGCTACTTCTTCTATACCGGATACTACAGCTTTATCAGCGTTGATAGCCCGAAGTTTTTCACGCCGGAAACGAACAACGTGTTCCGGTCGCGCAGAATCGCAGTAGAAATTAATGTTTCCGTACCTCTCTTTTACGCCTTTCGCTACCTTCACCCAGTAATCAATTTCCTCATGTCGCTTGCAATGTTCTTCAAGCAAATAAAAATACCCTTGGTCATCTTGTCCGATTACAACAATAGAACCCGGGTGATCGTACCCCCAGTCAACGCCCGCAAAATACTTCTTGAAATTGACGCGCCTGTTTTCCAATTCCTCAGAGCTGATATAGTGAATGTCCTTATTAAAATCCTTGTATATGACCCCTTCAGGCGCCACCCAATAACCGTGTATATCCCGATCTGTAAACATGCCGCTCGGCGTCGATGCCACGATGCTCTCCACATATTCCGGATCGAGAAAATTGTTGTCGAACAGCGAGAAATGAAATGACCGGATGTTCAGCCGGCCGCTTTTCAATCTTTGTCCGTCTTTGTCGATATAATCGGTTTTGACGGTATGCATCGGGTTTTCGGGGTTTGTATCCATCATGACCACAGCACCTTTATAAGAGCACCGGGAAATGACTTCCTTCACAAATGAATCATGCAGGGCAGTCGCCTCATTCAGAAACGCACCGGCTGACGTGAATCCCCGCGCTTTTTTCCATGAATTTGCGTTTGCTCCGTCAAAGCAATATACCTGATTACCGAATATCTCAACGGCGCTTGACATATTGAGCTTCAATTCCTTCCCAAGAATCTGCTCTAAATCAGTCAGAACGTTCCGCCTGATAGTTCCCAGGTTCGCCCCGCCAATGATAAAATTCAGGCCCATGTTTTGATACTTGCTGACGTGAGCAAGAAACGCCAAAAGGAGCACGAATGTTTTCCCTGCCCTCTTTGCGCCGCTACAAATTAGAATTTTGGGTTGCTCTTTAATAAAGCTGTCCCAAACTTCCTTTTGCTTTTTATTCAGTTCCATCGGCATTCACCATTTTCCTCAACATTGCGGCAATATCATTTTCTTGGGTGTTTCCGTCGCCGCCGTTAACAGCCTTCTTCGTCTTCTCGATATTCAAGCGCATCTGTTCCAATTTAAGGCGCCGCTCATCTTGCTCATGCGCCAGCTGGTCGAACTGCTTGATCAGACTCCGGAGCTCTCCCATTGCCCGAGATTGAGCGTTCAGGAATGCCGCCTGTTTATCCCATGCGAATTGTATATCGTGCTGCAACTCTTCCACAAAGTGAGCTTTTGAAAGACTGCCGTCCTCATTTATGCTGAGGTCACCTTTTATTTTAGAAACAATTTTCGTAGTGTCATTTTTATCCTGCACAAACATAATGCGTTGCGCCCGTAGAATGGCCGCATATTGTATCTGAATCTGATCCCATATCATATCAGCAGGGGAACGCTCCTGAATCTCTTCCATGATTTCAAGCGTTTCTTCCGGCAGATACTTTGAGAAGAACCCATGTGATACAGCATTTTGATTTCTTGCCGGAGCCGCCCCGCCGCTATTTCCTAATGCGTTTTTGTTGCCGGGTTGCCCGCCTATTTTTGTGTGCACACTTTTTTCGGTGGGTGCACCCTTTTTCCTTTCCCAACCATGCCGCTGCTTCCACGATTTAATGGTGTTCACCGACACCCCGTATTTTTCGGCAAGGTCCTTGTATTTCATGCCTTTGACGTAATCCTTATACGCCTGAATGTGCTTTTCAGCCATCTACATTCACCGCCGCCCCCTTCTGATTCGTGTTTGTTTCGGAAAAGATATTCCCTCTAAACCGACGCCGCACTCAGACCGTTAACCGCCAATAGTTTTCCCGAGATTTACCGGAATCGGTTTACAGAGAACATAAAAAAGCACCCCGAAGGATGCTTCTTATAAAGATATATTTAGTTTTTCTGGTTCCTTTTCGCCTACTGGCGTAACAGTTAATACATTTGAGAAGTTAACGAGTTTCCCGCCGATTGTTACCCATTGAGAACCCTTAGCTAATCTAACGAGCAAATCACTGGTAGTGTCATTTGGTAGTTCTTCCACTTCACCATTCACAAAATGAATTAAGTATTTTTCGGGTGCGTATGCTGTCATAGTAGTATCACCTCCCCACCTTATTATCGGTTAAGGAGTATGATAAAGGAACTATTTGCAAAATTTGTCGAACGAAAGCGCTCTTCATAAATAGGTGGCAACCGTAAGACAAAAAAGCACCCCGAAGGCTTGCTTTTTCTCTAATTTTTTTCATTGTATTGAAGATTTTTTGCTATTCCTCTTTTGGGTCTCTCGGAGTTATGGAAAGAGTGTCTTCACTTTTTAAGATATAATGCTGACTGTTACTGCGATAATGCACAAATCCAATACTGCGACTAATAATATTATGAAATACAAAAAATCCTCCTCCAAAATTAATTGGTCAGATCGGGGTAGCGTTCAATATAGCATTTATCACACGAGAAATGACATTTATTCATCTAAAAAGATGCGTCATATGTTCAATAAATTTTAATACAGATTCCCTTATATCAACTAGTTTCTGACCTACATCCTCTAATAAATCCGTTGTGCTATATGCTTCAAAAAAGAAATTTTCCGCTTGTTTTTGTTCGATATACTGGTACGGCAAATAACCATATCCATCTTCTCCCCACCATCTATTGTTAGTTTGATCATACCAAGAGTTTTTAAATTTAAAATATTGAGTATCGTCATCATACCCAACAACACAAACAGCATGTCCGCCTTTAGATTTACTTTCACCTGGTAATGGAATTTTTCCAGTTAAACTAACGTCTTGAGTAAACCAGTTTTCATACATTCTGGTTAGCATTACAAAAGGACCGTTATACAAAAGACTTCTCTTCATTATTTCAACATTATCTAAAATTGCATAAGCTTTAACTTTATAGTTTCTTGCATTTTCATCTGCATTTTGAATAGGTGTACCTGGTTGGCATGGTTTATATGGCCAGTAATTCTCTTCGCATACCCCTTGTTTTAAAAGAATATCTAGCGCAATTCTTAAATATGTACTTTCTTCTGGGCAAGGAACTGGAGGCAAATTATCTATTTCTTTACACTTTTGATATAAATACCGAGGAGATAGCTGAGTATATTTATTTTTTTCTTTTTGTTCCTGCCATTCTTTCATAGCTACACATGCGAAAGCAACACAAGTTCCCTCATCTCCTTGACTTCTTAATGGAGTTATATTCTCTACTACAAACTTTTTAGGTAATTTAAATTCAGGTAAAACTGAAGACATTAGAATATCTCTTCTGTCAATAGGAGAAGGACTTGCTCCACCTATAAAGTGAACCTTATTTTGTGACATGATGATTTCCTCCTTTTCTTAAAAGTGTTTGTATTTTCGAGTAGTTTTATTCAAGAATAGAAATTAACTTTTTAATTGTTTATACAAAAAGAGGGTAGTACATATATGTACTACCCTTTCTTTCTAAGCTTTTGGAATTCCAAAATATCCTCTTTTATAAAAAGCCTGTCCCTCGGCATTTCTTTAACTGGTTCAAGTTGACCGGTTTTAATTAGCTGGTTAAGATATTGACGAGTAAAGCCCAATATTTCAATCGCTTCACTTGTATTTACGATCTCCTCATTCAAAAACTTTTTAATTGCATCACGCTCTTTTAAGCTGTACACCAAGCATCACCCTCTTTTTTCACTATATTTTTGATAAAGGGAAATTAACTTTTCCACAATTGAAACAGCAAACAAAACAATTATGCATATATCTAAAGTTGTCTTTAACGGACTGGGTGCGACATGCTGCCGAACAAATAACATGTATCCCAAAGCAAGAAGGACAAAAATATCAGTTGAAGTTCTGAGTTTTTCCATTTGTTGAAAGTGGCTGTATTAATTTTTCATTATTTTTTGTTTCTGTTATAATTTTACCGAGGGAGAAGCTCCACCTTCTCCCCCGGCTCAAAATCATCTGCGCTTTCTTGGTCGACGGCGTTTTTTGATTTTGGGCTTTCTTGTTTTAAGCTTTTCCCTGATGATGAGGACTTTTTCAACAACTGTGAGAGTTGTGAGGATAATCCCCAGTATCAATGCGATTTCAGCCACTTTCTTTCCCTCCTTTCTATACTTTAATTATACCTCAATACTTTACTTACGTCAAGTAATTTAGTGGGCTTTTTTCATTATTTCTCCAATAAAAAAGAGCCTATTCACGCTAAACAGAATAGGCTGTGATCTGCTCTATTTTTCATTTTCAGGCGGGAACGCTCGATGTTCTTCTGCACAGTTCCTTTTTTAATCCCCAATAACTGCGCGATTTCTTCGAATGACATGTTTTGCACAGCATGCATCATGAAAATGTCTTTTTCTCTTTCAGTAAGCACGGATAGGGCATCAGCGATTCTTTCCTTATCCCAATCACTTACCTCTCCCTCAGCCTCTTGAACGATTGCGTATTCTTCCGGGAGCGCATCAATTAAGCGCGGATCAGCAAGAATCGTCCTTTGGTATGCGTCTCTTCTGTCAGCACCTCGGCGGGCGCCGGGCTGTCTTCCGTTCTGCAGCCATTCGAGAGTGAATTCTATATCGCTGATCATGCTACTGATAATCTTTTTGTCGTTAATCTGTTCAGCCGTCAGATTGACCTCAGCTGTATCTTTGTAGAGCCGGTACATTTTTCTTGTTTCTCTTAAAGCTCGTTTGTATTCAATGATTAAATCTTGCATCCTGATTCCTCCCTTATTTGCGCTTAAATGCGCCGCCCTGGCCTCGTCTGAGTGTTTGCATGTTTGTATTCATCATTTGTTGCCAGAAACGATCTGAGCGCTCCTGCGTGTTTTTATTGGCCTTGTTCTTTTTCTGCTTCATGTCATCCCTCCGCTCAAATAAAAAACGGACACCAAACAAACAGCGCTAATGCTGTAAGTTCAGTGTCCGCAGGCTTTCCGTCTTGGACTTAAGTATCTTCTATTTTTAGTGTGATCGGTTCATTATATATATCTTCTATTTTTTTAAACATAGTTTTTTCACATCTTTTGGGATCGCTGTTATTCCCCAATAAAACGCTATCCTTGTTTATTGGATGTAATATAAACCATTCCTCGTTATTTTTATCTTTTATATATACCGCTTTTTTAGTTGATCCATTCATGAATTTTATAACAGGAATCGAAATGAAAGGGATAGCTGCACAAATTAAAAAGAAAATTAATAACGCAAATATTTGCCATCTTGAATTCTCATACTCAGAAAAATATATCAACAAAGCAGAATTGATATAAAAAGTGAATAAAGCAATCAAGTACAGTAAGAAAACTAGTATTTTAATAATCTTATTAGACCTAGCTTTAAATAAAACATTTTCTGTGTTTCGGGTTTCGTTAGCTATTAATGAAAAAAATATTATTAATGCTATAAATATAGGAGAAACACCATTTACTACTTCATTATAAGTCCAACCAAACCTGTTATTAAATGATATAGAAATACAAATGAATATGAATTCAAAATATAATCCATAAGCAAAGTATTTACAAACAACTACGAAAAACAACCGTTCTTTTGAAAAAAATTTCTGCTCAACAACATTCGAAGAAAAAAGAGTAATGGGGTGTAAAACCCTAATCAGATACAAAGCGATACCTACTAGCGAAATAACGTAGCTCGGCACTTCAAAATAACTTAATAATTCACTTAAATTTTTCTCCATTTCAATCTTCCCACTCCTTTGCTTCAATATTTTCCTAATCATCCTATTTTATCAATTTACAATCTCCTCCTCAACGCCCAGATGCCCGCAGCCGCATTTAGGGCAACAGGTATCTGCGCAGATTTCTAAATCAAATTTGGTGTATTCCCAGTTCAGACAATGGTATTCGATCATGACCGGGCCTCCAAACTGAACAATGATTGCTGAAAGTAACTTTGTTCAGCAGCAACCGGGTTGATCCATAACACTTCTTGGCGTTTGGCCCCGGCTTCCGCTGATACTTCTCGTATTTCTCTTTTCCAATGCCTGAGTCGTTCATCGTATATTGGATGTGCATACCCTGAGAGAAGAACAGGACCAGGATGTTTGTCCAAAGTCTCAAGCAACTCAATATGATCAACAATCGTCATTTCGTGTTTGTAATGCCGCTTTGTCCGCGTTTCGATGATGTAAGGCGGGTCCGCGTAAACAAGAACCTCTTTTCGCTTATACCTTTCAAGCAGCTGGACTGCGGGCTGATGTTCAATCTGAGCCTCTTTCAGTCGCTTGGCTACTAACAATACCTTTGCAGGCAGTTTACCCCACTCTTTTGCTGTGTCAGGCCCGTTACTACTGATCAAGCTCCGCCAGCCTGTCCGGTCACTTGTTTTCGCTCCTATGGCCTGCCAGCAACGAATGAGAAAACGTCGGGCGTCCTCTATTTCATCGCCTGATTCAGAATCATAGGAGGCGTAATATTCGTCTCTGGATAACGGCGTCCATTCAATTAATCTCGCAAGCTCTTCCGGATGATCCCGAATGACTTTGAATAGATTGACCACGCTGCTATCCAGATCATTGATTGTTTCGATGGTCGAGGGCTGTTTATTAAAAAACAATGCTCCGGATCCAAAGAAAGGTTCAACGTATGTTTTATGCTCGGGCATATGGCTGATGATCCAGTCTGTCAT